AACTAAAGGAACAGTCCTCGAGACTTTCCCTTATGTCTCAGTTGCCCTTGGTGCTAAAACCGTTGATGGTTCAGATAACTATATCAAGACCGTACTTAATAACGGTTCAAGATATGTATGGTTCGGCGATTTTGACTCTGTAAATATGTCAACAGGCGACAACTGGGGTACTGCTCCAGCAACTGGCGCAACTGTTGACTATGCCACAAACGTATCTTGGTCAGAAGATTCTGCTACTGGTGCCCTATCGGGTGGACAAGACGCAGGAACTCTTGACGTTGGAGATATTGCCATTGGTTTTGACAAGTTTGAAGACGCTGAAGAACTTGACGTCTCAATCCTCATTGCTCCAGGAATGGTATCATCCGCGGATCAAGTAACAGTAGTGAACGATCTTGCTGGTATTGCTGGCGTAACTCGTAAGGACTGTGTTGTTGTAACTTCACCAGACCGAACAGCAGTTGTAAACAATGCTGATCCAGTCACTGCTACTTTAGCAACTACAGACCTATTTACTGCATCTTCTTATCTGATCGTAGATAATAATTATCTCCGAATCTATGATAAGTATAACGACAACTATATCAACATCCCTGCTGCTTCTTCCGTTGCTGGATTGCTTGCTGCCACTGACTATAACTTTGGTCCTTGGTACTCGCCTGCTGGTGAGCGAAGAGGTCAAATTGTTGGTGCCACCAACACTTCTTATTCTCCAAGTAAGTTGGAAAGGGACTCACTGTATAAGGCAGGTGTAAACCCAATCGTACAGTTCCCAGGACGTGGTATTCTTCTGTTCGGCGACAAGACCAAACTTGCTCGACCATCTGCGTTTGATCGCATTAATGTTCGGCGTTTGTTCCTTGCCATAGAAAAGGCAGTCGCAGCTGCATCAAGAAACTTCCTGTTTGAATTCAACGACGAGTTTACTCGTTCAGAATTCGTGGCGATTGTTGAACCTCTCCTTCGAGAGATTCAAGCACGTCGTGGTATTCAGGATTTCCTCGTCCAGTGCGACGAAACTAATAACACTCCAGAAGTTATTGATCGTAACGAATTGATTGCTACTATATTCGTTAAACCATCCAGAAGCATCAACTTCATCACGTTGAACTTTGTTGCTACTCGGACTGGTGCTTCTTTTGAAGAGATCACTAATTCTGGCGTTCAATTCTAACCCGTAACGACTACAAGGAGATACTAAAATGGCAATTCTTAATGTAGATGCGTTTCGCGGTAAGTTGACTGGTGGCGGTGCTCGTGCCAACATGTTCAGTGTCAAGGTGAACTTCCCAGGATATTCTGGTGGTTCTACTGAAGATACTGACTTTATGTGCCGATCAGCACAGTTACCAGCGTCCACTGTGGGACTTGTTGAAGTTCCTTTCCGTGGTCGTATCGTCAAATTGGCAGGTGATCGAACGTTCGAACCTTGGACGATCACAGTTTACAACGACACCAACTTCACAGTCCGTAACGGATTTGAAGCATGGATGGACGGTTTAAACACCCACCGTGGAAACGAAGGTACGCAGTCTAATGATGCAGGATCAACGTATGCTGTTCCAATGACTGTTTCTCAACTCGATCAATTAGGTACAGAAGTGAAGAAGTATACATTAGTCAATGCTTTCCCAACTAATGTATCCGCAGTTGATCTTGATTACGCTCAGGTTGGCGAAGTCGAGACTTTCACTGTTACTATCGAGTATGACTACTGGACAAATGACAACACTAACTAAGTCATATAAGTAAAGTAGAGCAGGGGGAGTTCGCTCCCCCTTTTTTCCCACAACTGAGATTTCAAATATGGCAGAAGGCGACGGAATTAAATTATTTGGTTTTGAGATCAAGCGAGCGAAAAAAGATCAGGACGCTGTAACTGCGCTTCCTGCTGCATCAGTTGTGCCGCCAACTGACGATGATGGTGCAGGTTATGTAACTGCTCCTTCATATGCATACGGCACTCACATGAATATCTATGCCGATCTTCAAGTAAAAGATCAGGCAGACCTAATTCGTAAATATCGTCAAGCATCAACTCATCCTGAAGTTGATATGGCAATAGAAGAAATTGTCAATGAAGCAATTGTAATACCTGACGACGAAAATGTAGTAGAAGTCAACCTTGATCGGGTTGAGGTTTCAGCAGGTATCAAAAAGAAGATTGTAGAAGAATTTCAAAATGTTTTGAATATGCTCACCTTTAACGAGCGTGCTCATGACATTTTCCGTAATTGGTATATTGACGGTAGACTGTACCACCACCTGATTGTAGACGATAAAAACTTGAAAGCAGGCATTAGAGAGATTCGATATATCGACTCTATGAAAATGCGAAAGGTTCGTAATGTTAAAAAGAAAGAAGATAAATCAACAGGTGTTAAGGTAGTAAACAAGGTTGAAGAGTTTTATTTGTTTTCTGATAAGAACTTTGAAACTAAAAAAGGATTACCTGTTGGCGCAGATCCAACAGCGAACCAAGCAGTCAAACTCAGCGTTGACTCAGTAAGTTATGTAACATCAGGTGTACTGGACGACACGAAGGCGAAGGTAGTTTCTCATCTTCACAAAGCACTGAGACCTATCAATCAGTTGCGTATGATGGAAGACTCCTTGATAATCTATCGACTGGCGCGTGCACCTGAGAGAAGAATCTTTTATGTTGACACAGGTAACTTGCCAAAAGGTAAAGCAGAAGAATATGTCAACTCATTGATGACTCGTTATAGAAATAAACTTGTATACGATCAGGCGACTGGAGAACTAAAGGATTCGAGAAAGCATATGTCTATGCTTGACGATTTCTGGTTGCCTCGCCGAGAAGGTGGTAGAGGAACGGAGGTGACTACACTTCCTGGCGGTTCTAACCTTGGCGAGATTGATGACGTTAAGTATTTCCAGCGCAAGGTTTACCAAGCATTGAACGTACCAGTATCTCGACTGGAGCAGGAGCAAGCATATTCACTTGGTCGTGCTACTGAAATTAATCGTGAAGAAATTAAATTCCAGAAGTTCGTAACTCGACTTCGTTCAAGGTTCAGCAAATTGTTTATCGGTATTCTCCGACAGCAACTTGTGTTAAAAGGTATAATTACCGACAGCGATTGGATGGAGTTATTTCACAATCGTATTCGAGTAGATTTTTATAAGGACAATCATTACACTGAACTCAAGGACGCTGAAGTATTCCGTGAGAGACTGGGTTTGATGGATCAAGCATCACAATATGTTGGTGAGTATCTATCTAAATCTTGGGTAATGAAACATGTTTTTCATTTTACAGATGAAGAAATAGAAGAGATGGAACTCGCGATAGCAAACGAGGGTCCAAAAGAAGATGAACTAGGTGATGAACCAGCAGGAGATAATGATGGAAACTAAACCTGAAGTTGAAATGAGTGATATTGCTAACGTGCCATCAGAACCAGTAACTGTTACGGTTGCTGATTTGGTGAACTCAATTGAAAAGGGTGATGCATTCACCTCTAGTAAAATGTTCAACGATTTGTTGAAAGATCGCATTGACGATGCTATGGAACAAGAAAAAATTCGTATGGCGAATCAGGTCTATAATGGAATTGAAGACGAGATTTCTGACGAAGAAGTTGAGGCAGCAGCGGATGAAGTGGAAGCAGAGATGGAAGCAGAAGCAGAAGTTGAAGCGGAAGCAGAAATGGAAATTCCGGAACCTGATTGGGATACTCCACTCGCCAGAGGTCAGTTAGCAAGAGAACTTGAGTATCAAGAAGGCGAGAACGAGGAAGAGCACGAGGAACCAGAGGATACGATGGGTCTATATGCTGACGAAGTTGAAGAAATTTTAAATTCTGAAGAAGAGCCAGAAGAAGAAAACGTATAAATAAATGTTATGATTACGTTTTCCGAATTAAGGCAACGCACCTCGAAGGGCGAAGTGGTCTGGTCTAAGAAGTATCGCAGGATTAAAACTGAGATACAAAAGACCCCTAAAGGTTTTGTTGCCTATATTGACGGAGATATGCTAGACACGTTCCGTAGTCAAAGGGACGCGCAAAAATCAATAGAAACTGCAATCAAGGAACTAACATGAAACTTATTGCTGAATTTAATGACAATACACTTCAGTGTCTCGTCGAAGAAAAGAAAGACGGCAAGAAGTCATATGTTATCGAAGGTGTATTTGCTCAAGCAGAGCAGAAGAACCGTAATGGTAGAATTTATCCTAAAGCAATTATGGAGTCTGCCGTAGAGAAATATGTAGATGAGCAAGTTTCTAAAGGTCGTGCGGTTGGCGAACTGAACCATCCTGATGGTCCAACAGTCAACCTCGACAAAGTTTCGCACCTCATTACTGACCTTCACTTTGAAGGCAATGATGTGGTCGGAAAGGCATCAATACTTGATACTCCAATGGGTAATGTCGTACAAGGACTACTCGAAGGTGGTGTTAATCTTGGTGTCTCAACTCGTGGAATGGGTAGTCTTGAGCAGCGCAATGGCGCGATGTATGTTAAGGACGATTTTGTTTTAAGCACGGTTGACATCGTGCAAGATCCATCTGCTCCTGGAGCATTTGTTAATGGGATTATGGAAGGTGTTGAATGGGTCTGGAACAATGGCGTACTTACTGCTCAAGAGATATGTGAGGAACAAGAGACTGAAATCGGAATTCATAACGATGTGCTTCCGCCAATTAATGGCGTGGACCAAATTGTTGAGTATAAAAATTTCCTCTCATCCTTAAAAAGATCTTTTTAATAAGGAGAACACAATGGAAGATCAAAACATTGAACTCCGCGATGAGCAGGAAGTTGCGGAAGCAAAAGGGCATGATATGAAAAACGCTGAAGCACAATCAGTAGCAGCAACTGCGAAAGCAGGTGATGCAACTGGTAAGGCACCTGCTCGTACGGGTGACAAGAGCAACAGCGAACCAATGCCAAAGACCAAAGCAGGTATGATTAATGCTATGTACGGTAAATTGAATGCTATGAAGAAGATGGACCTTCAAGCAGCATACGGTAAGATGATGGGCGAAGAAGTCGAGTTGGAAGAGGAAGAAGTAGTTGCAGAAGCAGATACTTACTCTGAAGAACTCGAAGCATTAGTCGAGTCTGAAGCCACTCTCAGCGATGAGTTTAAGGCAAAAACTGCTGTGATCTTTGAAGCAGCATTGAAATCTAAACTCTCTGAAGAAGTAGAGAGAATCGAAGCATCCTACGAAGAGCAACTTGCTGAAGAAACTGCTGTGCAGAAGAGCGAGTTGGTCGAGAAGGTTGATTCCTACCTGAACTACGTGGTTGAGCAATGGATGGAAGACAACAAAGTCGCTATCCAAACTGGTCTGCGTGCTGAGATTGCTGAGAACTTTATGAGCGGATTGAAAAATCTGTTTGTTGAGTCTTACATCGACGTGCCAGAATCCAAGGTTGACCTCGTTGACGATTTAGCAGATCAAGTTGAAGAACTCGAAGAAGCTCTCAATAAGACCACTGCTGATGCAATTTCTCTGAGTGAAGAAGTTGAGAGTCTGAAGCGTGCAGCAATCGTTGCCGAAGCAGCATCTGAACTCGCTGATACTCAGAAAGAAAAGTTCTACTCTCTGGTAGAAGGTGTTGACTTTGAAGATGCTGAGCAATTTGCATCTAAAGTTGCTACTATCAAAGAGTCATTCTTTGCGAAGACGACAGTAGAAATTGAAGAAGATTTGACTGAAGAGACTGATGGTGACGTTATGTCTGAAGAAGTTGCTCCTTCAATGGAACACTATCTTTCTGCTATGCGCAAAATTAATCGTCCATAATCCATTACCTATAAGGAGAATTAAGAAATGGATCTGAACTACGAATCTCTGGTGCAAAAATGGGCACCAGTCCTTAACGAAGAATCAGCAGGCGAGATCAAAGACGTTTATCGTCGTAAGGTCACTGCTGCTATTCTTGAGAACCAAGAGCAAGCAATGATTGCTGAAGGTTCGCAATCACAGTTTATGACTGAAGTTGCTGCTAACACGACTTCTGCAGCTGCTAACTGGAACCCAGTGTTGATTTCACTCGTTCGTCGTGCTATGCCTAACCTGATGGCATACGACGTATGTGGTGTTCAACCAATGTCTGGTCCTACTGGTTTGATCTTCGCTATGAAGTCTCGCTACAAGACGACTCGTTCTGGCGCTACTTCTGGTGACGAAGCACTGTTTAACGAAGCAGTTGTACCATACTCTGGTGACTCTTCTACGACTCACACTGCTGGTCCTTCTGGTCTTGACGGTGTAACTGACTCAAACGGCGACAGCACTATCAATGACGACCGCTCTGGTCCAAGCATTGGTGGCGGTATGCCAACTGCTGACGCAGAAGCACTGGGTAACACTGGTTCTGCTTTCGCAGAAATGGGTTTCACCATTGAGAAGGCAACTGTAACTGCTAAGAGTCGTGCGCTGAAGGCAGAGTACACCATCGAACTCGCTCAAGACCTGAAAGCAATCCACGGTCTTGACGCTGAAGCGGAACTCGCTAACATTCTTTCAGTAGAAATTCTTGCTGAAATCAACCGCGAAGTTATCCGTACTATCAACAGCCAAGCGAAGACTGGTGCAGTAACTGCTAACACTGCTACTAACGGTATCTTCGACCTGTCTACGGACGCTGATGGTCGTTGGTCTGTTGAGAAGTTCAAGGGTCTGCTTGTCCAACTGGATCGCGAAGCAAACACTATCGCTAAAGAAACTCGTCGCGGTAAGGGTAACGTAGCAATCGTATCTTCTGATGTTGCTACTGCTCTCGCTGCTTCTGGTATGCTTGACTACGCTCCTGCTCTGAGCACTTCTCTGGAAGTTGACGACACTGGTAACACTTTTGCTGGTGTAATGAACGGACGTATGCGCATCTACATCGACCCATATGCGGTTGCTGACTATGTAACTGTTGGTTACAAGGGCACTAACCCATATGACGCAGGTGTA